TAAATCTAAATGTTACACCATATTCTTCAATCGTATCGTTTGTATCCCAAGCCAGATCAATAGCATCAACCGTTGTTGGCCATACACCAAATAAATTATAAGTTCTCAATGTTGACGTACCATCTCTCGACAATTGCTCAACTTGAGCATCACGATAAACAAATCCTGATTGATCTACAACAGCACCAATATTTTGAATCTGGTTTGCCCAACCTTCCAATCTAGATCGAATACTGAAACCAGTATCATTAAAGACCGTTAGTGTCCAAGCATCATAAGTACGATCACCAGGTACAAAAATCTGACGACCGCGATACGGAACAGCAATTTCACCAATAGTTAAAGCTGGAATCTGTGCTGATCTAGCCATAAATTCCATTCCCCCGCCTAAAGCTGGGAAGTTTACTTTAAATTGGTTAGCTCGTGCGCCGCCACCCTGTAATGAAGCTACAAAGTTATTTACATTTGCCATTTTATTTTATCTCCCTTTATATTCCTTATTATGCTCCAGTAACTTCACTAAACGCAACACCTGTGCGAGTTGCAATAAATGTTAGTGTGATAAAGTTAATCGAGCGGGCAGGTTTCACATAAACGTCTGCACGGAACTCATTGTTGTCTACTACCTGAGGTGTATTGTTTGACGAATCACACACAACCAAGAAGTCAGTAATACCGCGACGAGCTTGAACATCTCTCAAGTACGGATTTACCATATTTCTAAAAGCTGATTGTGTAATGTCATCATTGAACTCAAAGAGCACTGAACGAGAAGCAATCTTACAAGCCTCTTCAATCGTGATAAACAGACGGCGAACATTAATACGACTAAACGCACTGTTCTGACTCAGACCTGTCTTGTCACCCCAAAGTACTGTACCTTCACCAGCAAATGTAACAACTGGATTAACACGAGCACGATAAAGCTTATTTCTTTCTGCCAGATTTGGATTATAAGCCAATTCTACTGAACCTCTAATCTGACCTCGGGTCAAGCCACCTGGGCTCCACCATGGATCTTCTACTGCATCTGTTAATGCACATACTCCTGCAATATCACCATTAAGTGGTACATAACGATATACGTCATTGTACTTATCATACTGTTTCTTATAACCACTATCAAATACTGCATACGATGTACTGGACAACAAATCAAAGTGTGCTTTCACATTTTCTGAAGCTGTATAAGTAGCTGCTACCTTAACAACAGCATCCCTATATGGCGATAAAAATACAACACAATCCTTACGAGCATTGACTATATCAATCAAAGCTGTTGAATGAGCTGTACCGGCACCAGAAGTTACGTTTGCCGGACCTGAAATCAACAAGTTAATATCTTGTGTATCTGCGTCCTTAAACCAATCATAAGCAACGGCTCTGTTACCTGCAGTTGGTACCGAACCATCAGCACCACTTATCAAGCTTTCAGCAGCTAGTGAAGCAGTAGGAACTGTAAAAGTAACACCCTGAGCATTGGTTCCCCAATTTGTAGCTCCAGTTGGATGATCTAACCAATAAATCCATTGAGAGCTATTGTACAGAACATCAGGATAATAATTCCTATCACCCTCATCGTTCACAGCGTCTGCCGCTTTGGATACATCAGCCCATGTTTCTAAAACTGTACCAGCTGCTCCTGAAACACCACCATCCTCATCTATAACGATAACGTGAAGTTCATCATTTAAACCACCACGATCGCTTACATAAGTTGATGTTCCTGGAGGACCAGCAAACATATCAGCATAACGCCATTCGCGATCTACTGATATTGTTATTGCAACTTCATTAGTAAGACCAGTTGCAACTGCAGTTGGATATCTAACGATTGTCAAGTCATTAGTCGCAATAGCAGTTATTCTATAGTGCTGTCCATTTGTTTCTTGCAAATAGATTATATCACCAACTGAAAAACCTGTGGCAGATACCATTGTAACTTCGGTAGCACCAGCTGCCGCAGTAGTATCCATTGTAGTTTTTCCTAGTTCTTTATAAGCCGCAGATGTTGCACAATAAGCAACTTGTAAATTGTTACCTCTAGCACCAGCAAAGCGAGCAGCCCATGAACCTAAACCAGAGGCTTCACCGCCACTGTAAGGACCATAGTTACCATCACCTGTTTGATAAGATGTAGTATTCGGAATAAGAACTCCGGAACCTGCACCTGTCGAATTTAATTGACTTGCGGTCAATATTCGTATAACTTTTAGTGTGTTACCATAAGCTAAAAAGTTCGCAGCACTAAACCAATATTCAAAGTTAGACCCATCGGGCTTACCATAAATATCTACCAATTGGACTTCATCCTGAATAGTCACAACCGAATCTGCAGTTGTGGTAATAGGTCCCCAATAGGCATGGATAGCAACAGCACCTATACTTGTAGCTTCACTTCTTACTCCGGTGGTTAAATCTTTTTCTTTAATTAATACACCGGGCGAGACTAATTCTGCCATTTTCTTTTTCTCCTAAGTATTTTTTATATTGATACTCTAGGCCAGTCGCCTCCGCACCAATCTTTGTTCATATAACAAAAATTCTTTCAATTCTTTCTTCGTTTTATTTATGAAAACCCAACTCTCTGAACACGCAAAGAGCACACTATCATAAATAATAATAGAAAAAATAATGTGCAGAGTGCATACTATGAATGATGGTAGAAATAAACGCAGACGCTGGTTAAAAAACCAATTAGCTAAAAATATATGTAACTGTGGGGAACAGCAACCTCATAGATTAATGTTCTATCCCTATCATAAAAAGATACGACATCTTAATATGAGATATGGATTAAAACATTCATCCCGAGAAGAAACAAATCGTTTAATTTCAGAAAGTACAGTGATGTGTTGGAATTGTGCAGCGGACCAGAAAGAAGATTTATCTATGTTTCTTGGACTTTAACCCCATCTATTTTGTTCAAAGAAATCTGGATATTCTTTAGCAGGATTCCAAAAATCTCCGTCCTCATCAACAAACGGAGCATCTTCAGCATATGTAATACCATCATCTATGAAACCAAATGGTGCCATGTCTTGTTCTATCGCCTGTTGCTGACTTTCAAACAATCGTCTACGGATATCTTCATCTGTGATCTCTTTAAAGTATTGCTGGTTAGTCAACCAAGCAAAGAACACCAAACACATCATCAAGTCATCTGATGATCCTTCATCTGCTTCAAAAGAAGCTCCCTTCTGAACAAAATTAGACATCTCTACTACAATATCAAAATCACATATCAACAGCTTATCACTTTCTATAAGTGTTTTTAAGTTTGAACAGCCTATCTTTTTTACTGACTTTGTTGTTCTTACTCCAAGATCGGATGTACCATCTCCAAATCCACCAGTCACTACTTGACCTAAGCGACCTCTTGTCTGACACATAATAATATTTTCATACATCAAATCGTGATGAAGTGCATCAGCAACTTGACCACCTATATCATTTATCTCTATTAACAAATAAGCTTCATTGTAACCTTTAGCTACACCGTAAATGACTTCAGGAAAAAGGAGAGGTTTAACTTCATTGTTTTTATATTTTGCTACCAACTTGTAAGGTATAGTTGTTATATCTATTACAGTAAACGCAGAATAATCTCGCGCTCCACCACGTGCTACATCTACACTAATACAATACATCGCATCCTTTTTTGGTTTTTCGTAGACATCTAAACCAGCATTAGATTCTATAGGATCACTAGTTGGTATTGTTTGAATCTTTGTAGGTGATATAAGAGTATCAATTGAACCTAAAAAGGAACACTCAAATTCTTGCAGGAACTGCTGCTCACTAGTGTTGCGGATTGTTTCATCTTTCCATGCCTCATCTCGTCCAGGAACTTCTTGCCACGCTACTTCAATAGGAATAAAATTACTTTTATCATTAACAGCATCAGTCCACATCTTATAAAACATATTCATTCCATGCGGCGTAGAAACAATAATAACTTTTGATGTTTGTCCCGCAGTAATCGTAGGATAAACCGAGCTAAAGAATTGTTCAGCAATATTTGATGGAATAAAAGCAAACTCATCAAGGAATATAATGTTATAAGAACCACCACGGACGGCAGACGCTGATGTAGATGCAGCCAATATTTTAGAACCATTTTCTAACTCCAGTGAACCTTTGTTCCAATTCATAACTCCTTGTTGAAGCCAACCCGGTAAATGTTCATATGCTAATTGAAACCTACCTAACAAATCTCTAGCAGTTGCAGCTTTATTAGCAAGAATAGCTACATTCACAGTCTCATTAAAAATAACGTAATGTATAAGATAAGATAAAATTGTAGTAGATTTACCAGACTGTCTCGGCAACTTACATATAGTAAAACGATTTTCATGGAAAGTATCAATCATTTCCTTTTGAAATGGATACAATGTAAAGGGAACTAAACCTTCATCAATACTCACAATGTTTACATATTTTTCTATAAAGTATGTAGGATCTTTAGAGCATTTAATAAACTCTTTTATCTCAGCCTTAGTATACGAATGTCGAACCGCAGCCGCTTTAAGATTTGGATTACCTTTATAGTGTGAAAGTGGGTCAGTCATCTATTATTCCTTCTATATGTGTGTAACCTAATTCCAATGCAGCTGGAACTCTAGAGTTTCCTTTGTGTACCAAATATTTTTTACCAACACAACCCTGTCTATAATACACTCCACCGGTTCCCATTCTAAGTTCACCAGATATAGGATAAACTACAATAGGATTTATAAGTATACCTGTTTCAAGAACATCCTCATTGATCCCTCTTGCTTCTGGAGATATATAAGCCAAGTCATCTATATCCAAGTATTGACTATTCTTCTTTTTTACTTGTGATCGAAGGACGTTCATCTTTATTCAAAAGTGCTTGCAATTCTTTTGTAGAACCTACAAACAAAGCATTAGTTACATTCCTCGGTGCATGATCAGGAACTTCTTTAAGTCTTTTCATCTTATCTTGCAGATCAGCTAACTTTTCTGTTACTTCTGAAACAACCTTAATCAACTGCCCAGCTACCTCATACGTTCTAGGATGCTCACTTTCTTTAGCCAGCTCTAAGATGCCTGTAACAGCGTCTTGGCCTCTCTCTACTAAGCTGTAGAAGTTTTCTCGGCTATACTTATAGTCAATATCAGCATCTTCAAAATCTCCCGTAGGCCGTGGTACAACCGGTTTCGGATCCACAATCTGTTGTACTATCTCTGAAGATGTTATACCTAATGCATTACTTATTCGCGCATCAATACTCATTAAACCCACTCACTGGTTGTTTCATTAAACCCAAAGTTATCATCCGCATCGGGAGCTGTAGATACTGTAGTAGTAACCTTCTGAACTCTTGGCGGCGCAGCTGCTTGTAAATCTGCATATGTCTTAACTTCAGCCTGAGTTATCTGCTTCGAGCTTATAACAGGTCCATAAACATATGTCTTAGCTGTAAAATTAAAAGTATAAATGATAGCTCGTCTAGTTGTAAAGTCTCCTTCATATGTATCTTCGTAACTAATACTATTTAATATTATAGGAACATCTCTAATAGTATCCATCTCTGGAACTTCTTTAATAGATACAGTATATTCTGGTTGAAAGAATGGTAGTATTTGTTCAACAATCTGAATCCCATCATCACTGTTACGTGCCATCACAAACAGTTCAAAACCTATGTTATAAGGAACAGGAGAATATTGTGTAAGCATCGATTTCAATTTATCATCAGTTGCTCCTTGAACCTTTTTCTTTTTAATTATTCTATTAAGCTTTCTTTCAGGAGCGTAATCTAATCCATTAATTTCAAAACCTATTCTAGGTAAAGTAATGGCCACCTTTGTATCTAAATTAGGATCACCTTCTAATCTGATTATAAACTTTTGCTTAGGGCCATATGCCAAAGGAACCTTAAGCGTTTGCACAGCAACACCTGCAGCATCCCTTCGCTCACAGTAAATGTCATTAAACAAACTACCAAAAGCTATAATAGTTTTTCGTATTGTTTCGTTATAAAAATATTGTCCTAACATCTAAAATCTCCTATATACTATTTGAAGGCTCACCAAATGGATTCGTTTCTGTAAAATCTAATATAAGTTCAGCTTCTGTTTCAAACAATGCATTATCAGATTGAGGATCTATTGTAGCTAAACTGTAAGCCTCTTGAATAACAAAGAATGAATAGTAGGCATCGGAATCTTCCAACATAACAGAAGTAAATCCAGTTTCATTTTCAGAAACCAGAGCATCGCCATCTTCCATTATTATATCCATATCAGCAGGCGGCCATGGTGTAGACGTTGGACTCTGAGCATATATGGTTCCCAATTCTAGACCAATCCTTTCGTTGTATGTAACAGTAGATGCAATCTCTGATATAAATTCATAGCCAGAAGCATCTGTGCTTCTCTTAGTTTCAATTGCATCAATAGCTTCAATGCCAGTATCCAATCGCTCACTAGAATATTCCCAACTACGACAGTATAACTTATATACTGGTAAATTATTTACTTGATAAAATGGATCATCATGGTCAACAAAACTTATTATCCATAATCTTTTGACTGCCGGAAAGTATATTAAATCTCCTTCGTCTGGCCTTGTGTTTACAATAAGATTATCATTACGAGATACCACATCATCCCATCTACGTCTTGATACGATAAAGGATGTTTCATTCTGTATGTCTAAACCAAAACGAGTAACTAAATCTTTTTCTCCTTCGTAACCTTCTTGTGTTTCCATCCACATTTCAATACCATACGCATCACTAAATCGAGATAAAGGATCTTCACCCAATAACTCATCTTCGTTTACTAGCGTGCGTGGGAGATAAAAAACATCGTGTCCATATATCCCAATCGCTTCTATGACTAAATCTTCATACAGGTATTGTTCGCTTATAGTACCTTTAGAAAAATGTACATTAGTGGTCATTTATTTTTTATCCAATATCAAACATCAAAGGCTCTTCCCAAACCAACCTTCCTTCTGTTTCAAGTTCTCCAATCTCTCTGATAGCTTCATTATAAATGGTCTCCCCATTCATACTTACACCACCTAACATTGTGACTCCTTGAAACTTAATGAGGTTCTCTCCCCACTGTCTTTTAATCAATGCAGTGGCATATCTTTTCAACCAAAAATCATTAAAAGCTTTTGTATAATCACCAGGACTTAATTTTCTATAACACTCCATAATAATATATTCACCAACATCTAAATCAGAAGACCAAGCCATATCTATATATAACCTATCTGAAATAACACTGAAGTTAATGGGTTTTTCTCCTACTAAAATCATATCAAGCAAATCTAATTGCCACATAGTCATTTGATAATGTATAACAGAGATATCTGAAAAGTCATAAAGATCATTCAATCTTAACTGATACCGAATATCAAACATATTCAGATTACCTCTATCTGTAAAAGGTAATATTCTTAATACAGAAAGGATCCCATCGGGCATGGGAATAAAATCTTGACCGATACCCCACTCTGCGGTTACATGAAGTGTTATAGTAGAGGCTATGGGATGTGTTGAACTTAAAGATCCCACTGTTAAATTAACTATATTTCCTGATACTGTAGTTTTTGCTGTATATGTTATATTTTCACTATTAACTCTTACTACACCTGTTGTCGGAAAACTTGTTCCATCTACAAGTTGTAAAATAGTAGTACCGCTTCCGGCTTCAGCATTTAATGTAGTTGTTCCTATATTAGCTGCTCCAGTTCCTAAAGCTGTTGGTGTTTCTTTGGTATTTGTTTTAGCTCTATTGATATCTTCTTGTGTAAGTTTATGTTTAAGATATACACGTTGCTGACCATTTTGCATAAATTCATTCCAAAATTGAATAGCCTCATCTACGCGATCATCTACTTGATCATCGTCTACGTTGATATCAATAACGGGATAACCTAGTTTTCTTTTACACCAGGCTTTAAATTCTATTCTTGTTGTTGGTTCTGCCATTTGTAATATTTATCCTAAAGCCACTCCCATCGCTATTGAGAAGCCTTTTGTTGCTGCCGCATCTGCTGTTGTTTTCACATTAGTAATTTGTGTTTGTGCATTGCTGCTCAAGGTATTAATATATTGTAATTCTGCATTTGTTACTGTACCATCTGCTAATTTAATAGCATTTATATTAGTACCTAAATAACCATCTGCTACTGCTGTACCTTGCCATGTACCAGTTCCGATAGTACCCACAGATGTTATTTGTGTCTGGGCTGCATCTACATTTAAAGTGTTACCACTTTTTGATAACCCTGTCCCAGCTGTGATTTGACCAGCACCAGAAAATTGGGAGAACGCAAGTGCTGTAGTACCAATCGTTACAGCACCATCTGTAGTCATTACCCAACCACTGTCAGCATTTGTTGTTCCTGTTTCTACAAAAGTAAATGCTCCAGATGTTACTTCTGCTGTAGAATCGAAATCAGTTGTTCTAGTAAGAACAAACACAGCGCCAGCACTACCTGTAGCAGTTACTGTGTAGATACCATTCTGTAATCCTGCAGATTGGTCTTTAACTAACACACGTTCGGCCGCAAGCATTGTTTGACCATCAACTGTTAATGCACCATTCGCATTGGCAGTAAGTGTAGCACCTACACCAGATGAACCGTTAGAATAAGTGACTGCCGATAAAGCAGCTGTCGTTGCAGCGTGAGAAGAATCTTTCAAATCTAAACCAGAGGCCGTCGCATCTACATATGACTTAATAGATTGCTGTGATGCCGCGGCAATAGCACTATTAGATGACATGGTATCTTCATCTAAGAATGCTGTGCCTGATAGAGTACCATTAAGAACTGGACTCGTTAATGTTTTATTTGTTAATGTTTCAGAACCTGTTAATGATGTGAAACTATCACTTTGTAAAGCTGTATTAAATTCAGCAAGAGAACCTGTTACTGTATTAGTGCCTAAATCTACTGACTTATTTGTTAATGTATCTGTAGTAGCTTTACCCACCAAAGTATCTGTGCCCGTTGGTAGTGTTATGGTTCCTGAATTAGAGACAGATGCAATAACAGGTGTAGTTAATGTTTTATTTGTTAAAGTTTCTGAACCTGTTAGAGATACAAAACTTTCACTCTGTAGAGCTGTATTAAATTCTGCTAGTGAACCTGTAAGAGTATTAGTGCCTAAATCTATTGATTTGTTTGTAAGTGTCTGTGAACCAGTTAATGTTGCTACTGTTGCATCAATAGCAATATCATCTGCATTTGCTGTGATACCTGTTCCGCCTATAACATTTAAAGTTACAGCTCCAGTCGTACCACCACCAGTCATTCCTGCACCGGCAATTACATTAGTAATATCACCTATTTCTAAAGTAAACCATTCTAATGTTCCACTACCATCTGATGTTCTTAATGCTTGGCCACTAGATCCAACTGCACCAGGCATTGTAACTGTATATGATGTTGATACTGTACCAGGAGATTGTAGTGCTACATATTGTCCACCAGTCGTATCTTGTAATCTCAAATCACCTTGAGCAGTAATATCTACTTGGGTTACAGAAACAGTACCACCACTAATTACTGGAGATGTTAATGTCTTGTTGGTAAATGTTTGAGCCGTAGATAAATCAGCCGTTACCGCGGTATCAATTGCTACGATTACTGTACCTGAAGTACCGCCGCCTGTTATTCCTGTTCCTGCTGTTACTCCGGTGATATCTCCTACAGTAGGAGCTTGCCATTCTATTGCTGTTGCTCCAGCATTTGTTGCTAGAACCTGATTAGCTGAACCTAATGCAATAAGACCAGTACCACCTACATCAAAATCAATATACTCACCTGTTTGGAACTCTGATAAACCAGTGGCATTAGCACCTGTATATACCGTTCTAATTGGGACTTTAGCTACCATACTATTTTTTTCCTATTTAAAAAACGAAAAGAGCAACGGTTTGTCCGTCCATAATATTTGTTCCATCGCTAAAATAAAATTGTTCAAATTCTACATCATCTGCTCCAGACCCTTTAAATACATAGGTGGCAGCAGCAGTTACTAATCCACCTGCTTTAGTAAAGAAAGGAACATTTCGAGTAGATACTCCCGTTACAGTATTAGCAGTTGCAATAGCATCAACACCTACTTTTGATCCTGCGGGTAAAGTAGCTCCTGCTCCTGAAATAGATATTTCACCTGAACCATCTGAACTAATTTCAGCCCCACCTAAATTAATACTCGTACTTGACAGCCATATATTTGCCCATCTCTTTGAACTACTACCTAAATTATAAGTGTTAGTAGCTGAAGGTAATACATCAGTATTAACTTTACCTGTATAGGTAATAGTATCAGTAGATGTATCTCCCAATGTTATATTATAATCTGTAACTGATAATGCTGAATTAATATCTAAGGTTACTGCGCCTGAAGTACCTCCTCCAGTAAGACCTGCTCCAGCTATTACTTCTGTAATATCACCTATTAGAGCTGCATCAATCCATTTAAAAGGTAAATTTGTAGGTGCTATATTAGGTTTATATGCTAATACAAAACCATCTGCTAATGTATCAGAATCTATATCATCTAATTTACTAACCTCTACAACACCAGAACCCGGTCCTGTTGCCATCATCTTTCTCAATATACCAGTAACAGCAGTTGTAAATTGTGGAGAACTTACAAGAGGTGATGGAGCTCCTGTAAGAGGCATTGAATTAGGATCAGTAGATTCTGCTTCACTTAATGTATTAAGGTATTCTACGGCTTTCTCTACCGCATCATCCTCAATAATTTTAAATTCTTCTTCAGGCATTTCAGCCTTATGTTTCTCTAGCAATTCTGTTACATCTTTAATGACCTTAGCCGCTTGTACATTTTCTTCAACTACGCTTACCAATTTAGATGTTATTTTTTCTTCAGCCGTTTGAATGATAGGTATATCATAAGTATCTTGAAACAATGATGATAAACCTGTTATTGCATCTTCAACTGAACCCGTAATCGCTGTAGATTTTACTGATGTAGATGCCGATGCCGCTTCTTCAAGCTGACTTATAAATGAAGCCGATGTTATATGTTCTTCAATTTCTTCTGTTTTAATTGTAGGCTGTATTTCTTCAACTATAACAGGAGCTTTTTCTTCAACAACTTCTTCTGTAGCTATTGTTACTGGAAGAATTGGTACTATTTCTTCTTTAGGTAGAATAATATCTTCAACTGTTTCTTTAAAAGTACCAAGAATTTGTGCAATTGAATCTTCTAAACTATCAGGAGTATAATCTGTAATTAATTTTTCTTCGGGAACATCAGCAGATACTACTTCAA